ACTGGTGACGAACGCTTTTGGGAACTGGGTGTCATCCTGTCAGACCTCGGCAATCTTAGGGACTGCGGGCACACCACCTTGACGGGCTTCACCAGTAATGTCCTTGACTGCTTCAGAACCAAACAATCCATCAACTGCGGATTGTGTTTCTTCGTCTAGGAAACCACCGAACGAGAACTTGAGTTTGGGGAATGACGCATCGGTGTCGAAACCAACACGAGTGCGAACAATCTCAGCAGGGATGCCACGATGCGACAACTCTTTCTGATACTGTCCGAGTCCTGCCAATGCCGCAGGAGTAACCTGCAACAAGTATACAGGCCCAGTTGGGTCGTCAGCAGACACGACTGCCAAACGCTTTTGGTCAGAACATGCTTTGATTTGTTTACCCTGTGGAGTCACCTTGCTACCCCATGCGTTCTGTGGGCAAGATGCGCACAGGTCATTCTGTGGGTCAGTGCTTGCAGTGTCAGGGCTAATGCCGTCCAACGAGAAGCAGTCAGGGGATGATGGTTCACTCTCAGGTGTCCATGCTTTTGCGTACCAAGTTTTCGACAAACGGGGGTTCGCACCAACGACAACAACATCCAAAGAAGTTGTGTCGAGTACGGTCTCGCTTGTACCTTCAACGATACGGAAGCGGCTACCCTTGATGGAGATACGAGGTACGGCTTCACCGCCACCACTGATACCGCCCGACAAGGACTGAGACAAAACTGAAGGAACACCAACACGTTGAGCGAGGTGGGCGGGGACTTGCACATTGGCAAGAGATACGATGTTGCTCATAGAAATTCTCCTTTGTTGAGCGGGTTAAATGCGATTAGGCGCACGAGACACGAGTGTTTTTCCTTGCATAGCCACTGCTCGTGCTTTCTCAGCGGCAAACATTTCTTGTTGATACTCCTCACCGATGCCTAACTTACGCTTGGCTTCGGATGCAACGATGTGTTCAGCAATCGCTTGATGGTCTTTACAGTATGTAAACCCACCTTGGCGTCTGCCTTCATACACTTCTTCTTGGTGCATCGTCCGAACGACAAAGCCGTTCTCAATTCTGAACGCAACTACTGCGGGGGAGCAGTTGCCGAACATACGCTCCATGTCTGTGGATATAGTTGCTTGTGCACCAAGTGCTCTGTTCGTATGTTCTTGATGGGCTTGGAGCATGGACGCCAATCCCTTACCGAAAAATGATTTGATTCCCATGTCTTAGTCCTCCACTTTAGCGACAGGCTTACGGATATTTACTTCCAGTTTCGTGCCGTAGTTGACCCCGGGGGGTACGGCTTTGTTTGCCTCAATATATCCACGGACGGCAATCTTGCTAATGCGTTTCTCCAACATGTCAAACGCTTCTTGTGTGCGAATGAAATCCAGTACGGCATCCCAGTCCGCTACATTGGCGTAGTCAGTTGTTGTAAGGAAAGCAGTGCCATGCTTGGTCTTAAAACTTGTAACGCCTTGAGCGTCTGCTTGTTCTTTAATCCAAGCCTCTAACTTCTCCATCTTGGCTTTGATGGTAGACACTCGGTCTTTCACCTCAGCCTCAATGGACTCTTTCTGTGAGCGCAACTTCATGTATGTTGCGACTACATCATCTACATTTACAGTCATAGTGTCACCTATTTGTTTGTTGTTGAATCAAATCAAGAAGCAAGCCTTGCAGTTTCTGCTTGTTCTTCAATCGTTCGTACATCTTGTACTCAAGGTCTGTCGCCTCGATGTGGATGACGTTCGATGTATGCCTCTTGCCGATACGCTCAATGCGACCGTTCGCCTGAACATATTGTTCGTTGCTTGTCACTGGCCCATACCAGATAATCGTTGACGCGACAGTCAATGTAAGTCCGTGCGCCATCGTTGCGGGGTGAGCAATCAACACATGTGGGTCTTTGGCTTCTTGGAAATCTTGGAATATCTGATTGCGTTTGGTTGACGATACCTCACCATTCACAACACCAACAGTCCAGTGCTTCGACAACTCTTTCTCCAACATGTGCAGAGTTCCGGTCAGTGGTACAAATACAATTACTTTTTCTCCTGCTTCTTCAATCACCTCCTTCACTAAGTTGATTCGTGGTGTACAGTCGAGTTCAATGTTGCGTCCATCGTCACCATAGGCTACGCCACACGCAATCTGAACCAACTTCTGAATCTTCACCGCTTCATTAACCGCAGTAATTGTTCCTTCCGTGGACATCTCAGTAACAAAATGTCTCAGCATCTGTGTGTAATGCTTCTTCTGTTCAGCAGTCAACTCGACCTGTCGAGTTTGAATCACTGTCTCAGGCAAGTCGAAACACTCGTCTCGTGTGTAACGAACCGCAGGTTGAAGGATATGTTTTACGATGTCCACTGCCTCGGGTCTCGGCACAAACTTCCACTGCGCAATCTTCATCATGACCTGCTCACGGAACGAGGTAAAGGTCTTGGTGCAGAACGGACTGTTGACTAACTTAGCCAATGCCCATGCGTCTGTCGGGTCGTTAGGCGTCGGTGTTCCGGTCATCAACCACAAACGTGTTGATGTATTGTTGTCCATCCACTTCCGGAATACCTTGAAGCGTTGCGTTGATGGGTTGCGTAGCACTGCCGCCTCGTCAACAATCACAAGGTCAAACATTCCTTGTGCGAGTTCCGAGATAATGGGGAAGCCGTCATGGTTGATGATGTAGAAGTCTGCCTCAGTCTTGAGCAACTTCTTTCTGCGCTCAGCAGTGCCATGCAGAACCACAAACCTACGATGGGGGAAGCCTGTAAAGATAGCGTCACCCCACACACGCTCCAGTGTAGACAGTGGCGACAGAATCAAAACCTTCTTCACCTGCTTGGTCTTGATGAGGTAGTCAGCCGCCCACAAAGATGATTGTGTTTTGCCTGTGCCAATCTCGTTCAGCACAAGACCTTTGGGGTGCAGTGTCAGGAACGCCGCCGTTTGCTTTTGATGTTCGTATGGTGTGTACTGTCCACACCAGTCATAGTAATGGAGGATGGGTGAAGGCGCATTGATACCAAGGTTGCGTAGCACACGCACTTCATCAAGACTATGCGGAGTCAGTACGAGGGGGATGCCCCGAACTTCCACAGTCTTAGCAGTCGGGATACTGTCAAGCACCCGATTGGGATTGTTCAATTTAAGGGCAAGTGTCCTTGCCTTCTCAACTACCAACATGTCGTCACCTGTAAAGTTTTTCTTTTATCGTCTGTTCCAACGTGCCTAGCGATTCATCGTCATACACTAAGAACCACCAACCTTTTGCTCGTTGGATTTCCTCACCGCACTTCACTTGCAATGCCGTAGGCTTCTTTGTCCTATCGGCTTTCACTTCGATACCGCAAAACTGACCCTTCACAATCGCAATGATGTCGGGGATTCCTGCCTTGCCAAACCCATTGTTGGCAGGGAAAAAGTACCACACACCATGACGCTTCAAGACCTCAACAACCTTACGCTTTACTTTGCTTTCGGGTGTCAATGCACTCATTATATTCCCCTTTACACGAATGTCAAGTAAGGTTAAACCCTAGCGTAGTCACAGTCGTGCCGAGCAGGGCAGTACCTACACAAACCGCTAGGCTTGGCAGGCCAGTTGTCATGCTCCAACGAACTGTGGATGCGTTGGATTCGCTTCATGATGTCAGCCCATATCGGGTTGACATCTGACCTCAGATATGTCTCTGTGTCAATCTCAAATGTCTTGAGCCACACCAGTGAAGTCTTGACAACATCTATCTCAGGGAAGTGCTTGAACACCTGCGCAGCGAACAGTTGCATCTGAAACTGGTCAGCCTTCCGCTTACCTGTTTTCCAGTCCATGACATTAGCCATGTTACCGTTTATTACAAGGATGTCAAGTTTACTTCTCAGCCATGCGTCAGCATCCCACCACCCAGTAGGTGTCAGGTTATCACTCAGCACAAGTTCTTTCTCGATGTACAACTCACCGCCCTTCGAGATGCGCTCCACCGATGCGCACAATGGCTCGTAATGGGCGACCTCCTGTGGAAGTAGGGCGTCTTGCTTCAGGCGATGCTCAAGGTATTCATGGATTCTTTCACCATACTTACTTGCTTCACCGCCTTCATCCACAACATCTTTGACAACTCGTTGGCGGAAGTACCGCAACGGACAATTCTCGTACAACTTGATTGACGAGTATGAGTGGGAAAGGCGCATAGGTTGTAGCCCCTCGGGGTGTCCTTGGGGTTCTCTGTTTAATTGGAAAGTCCAGTATACATCACTGATTCATCCTGTGCAAGATGTCGTATTTCAGTACCTCCAACTGGGCGATAACCTCCATCACATCATCAATGCTTGTCGAGAATCGTGAGTACACACCATCGGTCTTGAGCAGGATGAGCACATTGGACGCACCATCTTCTTCGACCTTATCAATAGCCTTCTGCATGATGTCGAGGACTTCTGCCTTGCGTTTTTCCTCAACGACTTGGGTTAAGTTTGTCACCTGATTCATTATGTATCTCCATAGTTTTCTGCCACGCCTGATTCACATGCGACTGGTAAGTCCTGTGCCCAGACGGGAGGGGTAGACATTGTTTCCACAATAAGTTGCTCTGCGTGTGTTGCCTCGGCTGCCGGGGCAACGATGATGATTTCATCGTGGACTTGAAACACCACATGGTAGTGCTGCCCAATCTTCGCCATTTGCTCTGCAACAACTATGCGAGCGAGGGCTTGGATTAAATTCTCCGTGGCTTTCCCACCATAGATTTTTGTCCAGTCAATCTCATCAGACTGCCCTGTTAGCACTCTGTCCTTCACAGCCTTGCGGTATGCTCGGGCATCTGAAATATATTCGTAGCCGTTTGGCGATGCTCTGAGTGCAGGGTATCTGATATAGAAACCATTGGGTAGGCGTATACCTTCCTCATCGTAGGTCACCATCTTGCCAATGACACCATGTTGTCGTGCAAGGATACCGCCCAGTGCGTTACCACACTTGTTCCACAACTGAACAATCTTGTGGTTCTTCTGTCTGTACAAACGCACAATGCGGTCAGCCTCATGCAGTTCAATCTTGACAGAGATACCACCTTGACCTATCTCTAGTGTGCGTCTGAACTTCTCAGCCCCCATGCCGTAGCCAAGCCCCAAGATACAAGTCTTACCAACGAATCGTTCAACCTTGTCAGACTTTGTTATGGTGCGTCCGTATACCTCACTGGCAAACTCGGAATAGACATCACGACCTTCGGCAAACGCACCGACTAAATCGTGTTGCTCAGCCAACCATGCAACCATGCGGGCCTCAATCTGTGATGAGTCACACGCAATAAGAACTTGTCCGTTGGGTGCTTTCAATGCACGGCGGATACTGTTGTTCCCACGAGCAGGTAAGTTTTGCAGGTTCATCTTGTCACCACCCGAGAACCTACCTGTGTGCGCACCATAATAGTTGAGCATGATTGGTAGGCGACCCCGCCCCGCCACCTCTATTAGAGACTGGGTTCGGGTCTCCTCTAGAGTGGACTTGACCCCGAGCCGAGCCGAGACTGCGTTCTGAACCCTTGGGTCAGGATGCTCCAACAAATCTGTGAAAGCCTTGTCTGTCTTTGAAAATGCGTAGGCTTCCTTGCCTGTGCGTGCGGACACTTTCGTTGGCGGTTCGACACCCAAGTTCTCAAGATACTTTGCAAAGATTTGATTACTCATCAATGTCTTTGTAATCGAGTCCTTACTAATACCAGTCAAACCAAGGTCGTCAATCAACAACCGCTTGCGTTCAATGACTTCCTCAAGATGTTTCTGTAACACATCCACATCCAACTCGATGGTTGGTTCGGTGTACATGCGTAAGGTTTGGTCAATCACCAGCAGTTCACTGACAGGAAAACCACGCTTCAACTTGTTGAACAATGCGTAAGTAATTTCCACATCGTTCTTACAGTACTCACCATACCTAGCAAGTTCTTCTTGCGTGAAGTCCATGCGGTGCTTGCCGAGTGCTTGGATAACTTCGTCACCCTTAGCCCCCAGTTCATAGTAAGTAGCGAGTGCCTTGAGTGAACCCCCCACAGTGATGTTGTGGAAAGGTTTAGCCATGCTCATAGTATCAAGCCACAACTTAGGCTTGATTCCAAAGTGCCATGACAGTATCGCCCCATCAAAGGCGGTGTTGTGACAAAGGATTGCTTTGTCTTTGTAGTCAAGACTGTTGAGGAACTTGCCAACATCATTACCACTGTACCAATCAGTCGGGTAATCGTTGACCTTAACCCCCACGCCTATGACCTCGAACTTATCGCTACGCACATACGCTTCTGTCGTCATCTTTGACAGAGAAAATATTTGGTCGTAGTAAGTTTCAAAGTCGATGGTTACTATGTCCATGTTGACCTCATTGCATCTTGGTAATCAAAGAACTCACCGAAACATTCACCGATGTTGGCTGACTCGGGAGACCATGCTTCCACAACATCGTTGTAGATGTAGACCTTCTTGGGTACGCGGATAGTGCCGTTCACAAAGTCTCTGCCTTTGTCCGTGGCTCTCCATATACCTGAGAACTTCTTGCTTGGGTCGTTGTTAGGCATACGCTCAACAAGTCCCCAATGTTTAAGGGTCGGCAACTGGTTTGACCTGAGAACAAATGTCGGTGCTTTGGTCGGTACTTCTACCCACCCACTAGCATCTGCATGTGGTGTTCTCGTTAGCCATATCAGTGACTTCGCCATCGTCTCGTTTAGATTGATGCGGTATACGCTACCCCACCTATCACAGACAGGGCAATACCCCCCTCCATTTTGGGCAGTCTCACGCCACCGCTCTCGCAGTTCATCTGTCTCCACGGCGATTCCTTTCACGGCGCTCAAGCCATATCACTAGCAACGCAAATGCTGCTACCAATATGGCTGTCGTGCCAATAATGAAAATTGCAAATTTAAGTCCGTACCATAAGGCATCAAGGATTGTCATAATCATTCATCACCTCAACAAGTTTGTCGATGTAATGCCTTGCCTTTTTCACATCCTCAACACCACCCTTGCTATTGCATCGTGCAAGATATTTGATTGAGTTGCCCTTCAAGAAACCACGGAATTCTTCGGGTGTCATCCATGATTCCATAGCCTTCCAAGGTTGTATCCCCATGTTCTTGTAGTGGTCACCGCCCACTTGCAAATCATCTGCCTTGTTGCTTGGCACGAATGGTTTGCTCTGCGTTACGGCATCAGTAATTTGGTCGTTGATACGCCCCAACATAGACCCACTAAGCACACGCTTACGGATGCCATACACCTGAGGCATGTGCATCTTGAACTTTGCACCAACAACTTTAGGTACTGCACTTGGGTTTGCCAAGAAGTACTCCGCCACCTTCATTGATTTAGTTTTTTTCATTTGATTCTCTCTCAAGTTTGTTAAATGTTTGTTCGCCCAATACCATTACTGCTTCAACAAAAGATACCATGTTCGGACTGCGTATTGCCGTATCTGTTGTCACCGCCCATGCGTTGTACATTAGATTTGCTAGTGCATATCTTGTTGGTTCTTTGTCGTAATGGTCTAAGGCATCGAACGCTTTGTATATCGCATCTCTTGTGCGATATGTATGGGCTTCTCGCCAAGCATCGCCAACACCATACTTATTTGCATAAGGTTGGAGTCGTTCAAGCGACACCCATAGTCGTGCTAACTTCGCAGACTTTATCACTTGTCCTTTCCTACTGAGTTAAGCCATGCACATTCTTCTTCCAACAACTTGACCCGTGCATGTAAAAGGTCAATGTCTTTCTGTTGTTCTGCCCATGCGACATCCCATACATCCTTACTCCAACCTGCATCATCTTCAAAGGCAGTACGCCCGATGAAGTTGTAGTAGCAACCATCACGCTTTTTAGTATCAATCACCAGTCATCTCCTTTAGGAAAGTCAATACCTAAGTCCGAGTAATCATCGTAGTGTCTACCATCTTCGGTGTCCTCGAACATAGACTTGCTTGGTTTATGTTTCACCTCAACTTGTTTCTGCTTCTTTGGCTTTTCCTTCCTGCCATAGAACGCATCCATCAACTTATCTGTAGACTTCTCAACATCTATCTTTTTGTAATCGGGTTTGGGTATAGGCTTTGGTATAGCAGGGGCACTCTCCCATCGTTCGATAGTAGTGCCCCTTGCACCGCACTTACACTTCCATCTTCGCCTTGTTTGTGTCTCGGTCTTGTTCCACCTCGTGTCTAGGCACATCATTCTTGTGTCGCATGTCGGGCACTTCATTCTTATCTCCGTTGAATACACCGAACTTACGGCGAATGTCAACGCTGTAGTTCGTGCATATCTTGTCGCACTCTTTCAGCACATCTGCAACGGAGATACTAGACTGGTAGTAGCCTGTGTGTACGGACTTGACTATACCTTTCAGTAACTCAGTTGGACATTCTGAATCTCTGATTGAAGTGTATAGCATATCCTGCCACATGTCAGTATTCCAGTCGGGCATTTCCCAATCGTATCGGGAACGATGTTTGCTACGCTCTTGTGCTACTTCTTGAATGAGTGATTCAAGCACACCAAGTCGCCCTCGTACCTTTACTGCTTGCTTGAATTTACGCAATGCACCTAGCCATTCCTTACGCTTTACTGGGTCAATACTATCGCTCAACTTTGGTCGTGCATTTATAGGTTCATAGGTATTCAAATCAAACTGCAAACCATCGAACACTTCATAGCCTTCTACCTTACTGAAATAGTGCCACGCATAATCATCAGGATGTTGTTGCTTGTACTCCTCGTACTGTGGTGTAGGCTTGACACGATACTTACCCATGCCTTGTCTGTGCCATGAGAATGGGATAGTCCGTTGTAGTGCTTGGCTCAGGGTGACACTAGAATTTCTTGCCTCCTGTGTGCTCAAGGTAAAGGTAAACTTATTGTCAGGTGAGAACACACCTACCCTAGTACTGCCATGTCGCAGTTCGTATGTATCACCAACCTTGAATATCCTTGCCCATGACATGACTGGTCTACCCTTGTCAGGGTTACGGCATCGGGTAAACCATTCAGCAACATCGTTGTAAGACATCTTATCTGTACGCATATCAATTCCTTATCGAGTCATTTTGTGGAAAGCAACTTGTGCGGTGAGGGCAGTCAGGTCTACATCTACCTTGACTTCTTTCTTCTCACGCTCAACAACTTGGCGGTGTCTCTCCTTGTACTCCTCAGGTATCAAGTCCCACAATGGTTGCCACATCTTGAGGGCAGGGGCTAGGGTTGCATGTGCCTCGATTACTTTCTTAACCGATATAACAAAGGCTTTCTTCTTATCTACTACCGATGCAATGTTGGCTCTGTATGCCTGTATCTCCTGCTCGATTTCCTCCCACTCATGACCTACCAACTCGTAGCCGTAGTAGTCCCTGCCCTTTGCAGGTACATCTTTGGGCAGGCTATGTGGTACTGGTCGCTCGGCGGTAAGTTTGCACTCCAATCCACCAACATCTTTGCCGTTGATTTTTGCCACCTTCATAGTTGTAGTGGTAGTGAAAAAGCACATGGGCAATGCGTTCATTGCAGGTATGTACTTACGATGGATGATTTCGTAAATGCGGTCACCCCATGTGGCGTTGATGTTGCCTTGCGCCTCGTTGACTTGCTTGTCAAACATACGCTCTGCGTTTTTAACAATCGCATCCTGTAACTCTTTGCTGAATCTAACTGTAGCCATGTCACTCTCCTTCTTTGGTTAATATGTTCAATGCTTTCTTTGCTTGCTCTTGTACCTCGGGGATTCCATACATCTCTGTGTACTCTGAATCAGGTGCAAGTTGCTCTACGACAAACACAAGATTGTGTATTGCCATAACTACCAACTGCTTCTCATCACTCGTCATCTTCTACCTCCTGTAAGTCATTAGCAATGATGGTTTCTACCACCGCTTCATCACTTGTTAAGTGGTCGTACTCCTTCTCCAATGTGCGATACAAGGTACGCATATGGTTCTTGAATAACTCCACGCTCTGCTTCTCAAAATCATTCATCTCTACATCCAGTTGCTTATCAAGGGTTTCCACAACTTGTTCGTGGAAGTCGGTAGGTTTATCTAGCACATAGGTAAACAAGTCACAGTCAACATCAAACGATACACAGTTCTCATGGTAGTAATGACCACGATGTTTACACCTGAATGTGACTGAGCCACCACTATCCAACAACTTGCGTATTGTTGGGTAGTCGGTAGGCTTATAGTGTTTATCTAAGAATAGCCGAAGGTCACCTATCCTACCCTCGAAACAAGCACCATCACCCTGAGAACAAAAGCCTGAGAAGTACATGTTGTCTACATCAATACCCACTTGTTCCATACTCAGTCGGTACTCGTTGTAGGTGTACTCCCACCAGTCATCATGTTCCACATTGATGTGGCGATACTTGTCTATCGTCCTTTCGGATACGGATTCCATCTTCAGTCCTTTCGATTTCAACCTGACCTGTTGCGACATCGTGCAGAATCATGGTCAGCATTTCCCCTGCACGATTAGACTTCTTGAGTTCGTACCGCAGGTATGAGATATATACACCCATACCTACAAATACAAACATCACTATGAGTTCAGCGTAACTAATCATGTCTTACTCCTATTCTGTGTTTAGCACACATCACACGCACAAGTTCTCGTATGTCTGTGAACTGTTGCCACGCACCGCCTCGTAACCTTCCTGCGTAGTGAGGTTCGTAGTGGTCAATGCGTTGTTGTTTTGCTATGTCAAAAGCAGGTATACCCTTGTAGCACACAGTGATTAACCACTCATCACCGAGCATATGCTTTGCATTGCTTTTAGATTGGCGGTTAGATGTACCCAATGAGTAACCATCGGGTAACGCTATCACATCAGCACCACTTCCCCGAATGGGGCAGTACCCTCATCCGTAGATACCCACAACACAGGGTAGGCAGGCTGTTCACCGAAGTCATTGCAACACAAGTCGGTCAAGAACACACAGGCTACTGGGTTGATGTCGTGCTCTGCGAAGTACTCGAACACAGGGCTGAACGCAGTACCGCCACCGCCGTGTGGCTTGATGTCCAAGTCATCATCTCTGCCATAGCACTCGTAGTGTGATACCTCACTATCGAAGTACACCACATGGATTTTAGTGGGGTTACCATCCTCTTTGGCAGAGCGAATCTCTGCGGCAAACTGGTCAATAACATCCTGTGTGATTGACCCTGAACAGTCAACTGCAAAGGCTATCTCACCGAGGGACTCACCGCTTACGCTTGGCAGGTAGATACCCTGAGCCAAGAATCTACGATTGAACTTAGACCATGTGCGTTGGTCACTCTTGCACTTCTCCAAGAACTTGCGAAGCACATCACGCCAGTCAACCTTGGGCTTGAGGATTTCACCTACCAATCGCTCAAGTCCTGCCGACATCTTGCCCATCATCTTTGCGGCTTGTGCCGCTTGTGCTACTCGCACCTTCCACTCTGCTTCCTGTTGCGCTTGCTCGGCAGGGGTATCACCACCATCGTTGCAGTCATCGAGTGGGTCACCATGTCCGTTGTTGCCGTCATCGTCAGGTTCAGGCAGGATGTTGTAGATGCCGTCAGTTGTACCGCCACCTGCTTGATGGATGTTGTTGTCGAGCAGTCCACCCTGAGGCATCTTGCCAATCTTCTCATCATCCAACAACTTGTTGATGACATAGTCAGCGGCTTGATTCCACCGCTTGTGGTTACGCCCATTACGGCGGTAGGTATGTTCGAGCATGGGGTGTAGGCACTCATGCGCTACCAAGAACTTGCGTTCCTCATCGTTGAGACTGTCAACAAAGTGAGGGTTGTATCGGATGTTCTTGCCGTTGGTTGCCGCAGTCTTTACACCATAGTCAACGATGTAAGGTAAGTTCAATGCGACATTGCCAATGAACGGATGCTCAAGGACTAGGGCAGTCCTAGCCTTGGCAAGCAGTCGTTCGATACGCTTTTCTTCAGCAGGCGGTAGGTGCTCTACCACATCAGTCATCATCACGCTTGTCATAGGTATCTCCTTAGTGGTTCATGAATACGGACATCTTGTCCATGATTGCCTTAGCCTCAGCCGCTTTGTCACGGCGTAGGTCAGGGTCATTGCGTAAAGCATCGGGGTGCTTCAGCAAGTTGGCTTCAACCTCAGAGCGTAGGGCTTCAAGGTTGGGGTCATCGGTGAAGTTGAGGCGTGTCAACATATCGCATTGGTCACGCAGGTTGTCAACCAAGGTGTCACGGAAGATAGCCTTGGGGTCAGCAAGTTTCTCTGCCATGTTCTTTACACGCTCGTACAGTCTATTCCATACTTCCTGCATAGCCTGCTGTTGTGCATCCTTCACCCTTGCCTCAACATCTTGTTGGATGCGAGTCAGTTCGTCACTAGCGATGGACACACGGAAGTCAGTAGCAGGTACAGGGAAGATTGCCATGTCCATCTTGAACTTCCTACCAATCTCATTCTCTGAGGGGTAGTCAGCATCGTTGTACATGCCGTTGAGTAGCCGTTGCGCATCCAGTTTCAACTGCGGATAGTGACGCTCGAAGTCATCGACAAGGTACTGCCATTCGCCCTTCTCCCTACGGAACTCAGTCACGAACTTGAGGTAGTTGGCAGAGGGCAACATCATCGTACCCTCGATACCCCACGGCAGGGTGTTCTCGTAGAACTTGGTGCGAATGAGGGTTGACTTCTTGTGCACTCGGTCAAGCAGGTCATTCATGGGCAGTAGCACCTTGTTGTACCGCCCTGCTGAGGTGCTTACACCATGTGAACTGGCAACATCTTGGGTTACCTTCTTGTCGTATTTGCGGGCAGTCCATTGGCTTATGGATAACTGCACCAGTAATGCTCTGTCAGATAGATTCATAGTTGTCACTCCTTCTAGGTTAATGGGTGTGAGTTCACCTCACACCCTTGGTTACTTAAAACAATACATCTTGGTGTTTGACCACCCACTTGTTGAACGCTTGAGTGTTGGCTAACTCAGGCTTCTTGCGACTTGCATAAGACACAGTAAGCACAGAGAAGTCAGCAGGCATACGCTCTGCATAGGTACAAACACGCTCAAAGTTGCTCTCAGTAGCACGCTCTGCGATAGCACCAGAGAGGGCATACAAGGTAGCAGGGTCAGTCGGCACATCCGAAGTAGTCGGGTTCATCAGTACCGCATCAGGGTTGGGCAACTTACGGAAGATACGCAGGAAACCTACGAACTCTGCCGCCGCACCTTCACCAACTGCACCCTTGAACGACTCGAACTCAGCATCAGCAGGGACAGTACCGAGCACATCGCTAACACCTTCAACCCATGAACGAGGCGTAGCATTTTGGTCACGCTGAGGGTCATAGTCATGTAGCAGGGCAGGGCGGAAACGAATGAACGAAACCAACTCAGGCTTTACATCGTTGTCAATAGCCCATGTAGTCCAGTCATCGAGATGTGTGTCAAGTTCGTAGACAGTCTCACGATTACGCAAGTGACCAAGCACTCGGTTAGCACCTGCTCGGTCTGCTTGTCGGTTACCTGTGGAGATAACCTGCCACCCATCAGGCATTGCTACACCATGCAGGGTACGGGCTTGGCAGATGTTGGCTAGGACTTTCTGCAAGTCAGCATTGGCTTGGTTGCGGTCATCGAACAGCAGGATACCCTGCTCAGGTGCTTTACCCTTGACAGGAAACCAGTCAGGCAACTTGTAGTGCAGTTGGTCATCGCCATTGGGGAACAGGATACCGAAGTCCTCGACAAGCATGGTTGGCATGTGTCGTTCGATGCAGGGTACACCCAACTCCTCAGCAACTTGATGCACGATGGTTGTCTTACCACCACCGGGGCTACCCTCGATACAGATGGTACGCTGAATGGGGAACAGAGATTTGATTGTGTCTTTAAGCAGAGTGGCTCGCATTTTGATTTCCTTTGTAGTTACGATGGTCAACGCCATAGGTTACGAAATAAACATTCACTTCCGATGTCAACTTACTGCGGTATCTGCGAGCAGAGTCCTTGTCAGCGAAGTACATCGGTTGGTTGTTGTCCTCATTGCGGACAAGTTGTCCACGGCTATCACGGAGAGCGAATAGGCGCTTCATTTGAAATACTCCTTCAATGTAAAGTTGTGGGTGAGAAAGACACATTCGTATTGATGCCTCACACCATTTGCATCAATATAGGTTTCGCCACACCCTGCAAACCATTCGATAAGCAAGAGGGCAAAAAGCGCTGAGAACAAAAGCACCAGTAGTGCTTCAAGTAGTTTAGTGAGTAGTCGCTTCATCGGAACAACCACCCACCGAGAGCACCGAGTAGTGCCCCGATAACTGTTCCATAGATGAGAAGTTTGCCTTTGAGGATAAGGCGTTTCTGTT